AGAACGTCAGGATGATCGCCGATTCCTGCTGGATTGGCGAAGTATACTTCAACGTTCATTCGATGCTTCTCAATGTGCCCTTTGGCATGAGCGATTAGAGCTGCTTTCATTGCTTCTTTCATCATTATTCTCCTAGTTCGTTATATTCCGGAAACACTGCTCCTGGAGTATTGTTTGGACCTGGTAGTGGTAGCCTTCCATGATTACCAGCGTGGCTAGGTGGTTGCCAACCTTCTGGCTTCATGAGATCTGGTAGACCGAGTGGGTTTGGTCGACCTTCTTTGATACCAACTCGTTTGTTCATGTTAGCAGTTAGAACTTCATCCCACGCTTTATGAGCATCGATACCGTAGGTGTCTAGTGTACCAATAGCCACAACACAAAGATCAATCAGAGCATCTACGACTTCTTCTGGGTTGTCCATATTAGCCTTGAGCTCGTCAAGTTCTTCTTGTAAAAAGTTAGCACGGAATTGGAGAAACAAGCGCTTCTCTTCTTCTGTAAAATTTTTAAAACGTTCTAACATACCATAATGTTCATGCATGTTATGAATGTCTGCTACCCAATCTTTAGGCATTTTCAAAATATTCCCGTAGTTCGTTAAACCCACCGATTGCTTCTTCACCTACAGTAATCTGAGGAAAAGTTCTAGCAGTCGGAAACTTCTCGCTGAACGCATCAGCATCATAATCATCACCTAGCGACAAGTAAGTGTATTCAGCACCTTTCTGTTCGCATAGTGATTTAGCCATGTTGCAATAGCCGCATGACGGTTTTCCATATATTGTTATCATACTTTTAAGTCACTCCACTTTTTTAGTTTCTCACGCTTAGCCTCACGGTGTTCACTCACCGCTTGAAGATCGATGATACCATACTCTTCGAGTAAGTCAATCATACATAAAAGATCTCCAACCTCTACTTCCATTTTATGAACTTCTCCGAATGTTTCTGATCCGAATCGAATAAGCTTAGACGCTTCAACAGTTGCTTCAGCGCATTCTTCCATAAAGATCGTAAGTAGTTCGGTTTTTTCATTCTTGGTAATCATGAGATTACTCCTTCATAAAGTTAAGCTAAAGTTAAGCCTGATGTCGGAACTTCTAATCCTGTCGTAATTCTCAAAACTTGTCTACGCAAATCATCATTTGGATTAGTCATAAACATAATGCATGCTTTACTAATCTCGATAGGGCTACCATCAGAGTAAGGAATAAATGATGCCATTCCTAGCTTACCTTCTCCTGCTGGTAGTAAGATAATCGACTCTTCAACAGTAACTGAAGTTTCGGTTTCTTTAGTAATACTAGCGATAATTTCTTCACCAGTCGTTAATCTAATTAATTTCATAATTTTTCTCCATTATACCATAGTTTTTTGTAAATGTCAACTGTTCTTTAAGCGAAAAAGTCTTCAATGGTATTTACCTTTTCAGAGGACCAGCCGAGAGCTTCGAGGATGTTTTCAATAGGACTTAGGAAAACCTTTTCGAATTGTGTATCATAATCTATATAGCCATTTAGCCCGAGTTCTTTAGGAAGAACACCTGGAAATGAAATCATATTTTCACGAAGAGGATTAGGGATTTTCAAGTACAGAAACTTGATCTTATCGCCGGATTGAACCTTGACGTACTTCTTAGTGAGCTTCTTCTCATCAAGAAAATAATTGTAGAGAATACATCCTCGGACGTGCATTGGGCAACCTTTCTTGTAGAGAGTTTGCTTGTTGCGGTACTTATCTATATTGTCAGTGCCTGAAGTTTTTGCGATCGCTTCAGCTGGTAGATTGCGAAACTCTTTACGAAAATCTGCGATGAATTTTTGAGTTTCAGTCTCACCTTCGTTCATGATTACTTTGAAGATGTCTTTCATCTTTTCACGACATACTTCAGGTGTAGATGAACGAACAGATTCAAGACCTGTAACACTAATCTTAGGTGTGTCATAGTGTACACCTTCTGAGTTGAGTGTATTCATAATGTATCGCTTTTTAGCGATGAAGATCGAGCGATCAGTAATCTTTTCTCGTTTCATTACCATCGCGTTTCGATAAGCACCCATCTTACTCGCTAGATTCTCGTAGCCTTTCTCAATAACTTTTTCGATCTTCGTAGAACAAATTTGATCTAGGAACTTCTCACCTTCGGCTCGATCGATACTAGTAGTACCATACACTTCTTTAATGAGAGGACCAAAGTTTACGTAAATAGAATCAGTATCGATGTAGACGATATAGTCTTTGTTTTCTGTTTTAAGAACTTTGTTCAAGTAATCGTTTACAGACTTTTGAGCATATCGAATACTGAGCTGACCTGATGTGGTGATTGCTTCAGCCATTTCGTTAATATAGTATAAGAAGTAGATGTTAGCAGTAGCACCATACAGCGAGTTCATAGCAATCTTAATACTCATCTGAGAGTTGTGTAGTTGATTGATTTCTCGCTTTAGTCGATCACGTTCTCGAGGATCTTTCTCAATCTCGTATTGTTGTTCAGCTGCAAGCATTTGCTTTTTGATCTGAGAACGATTGTTGTAGTACTCATCAATGATTTCTGGAATGATACCAAGTTTTTCATTGCTGAAACATACACCATTAGCTGCAACTGACATGCGAGGATTGTTGTTTTGATAGTCATCACCGAGTACTATTTCTTGTGTTACGACTTCTCGTTCATTCGGAAGATAAGTTTCTGGTGACATGTTATATTGCAACATGAGGTGAGGATACAGTGAGTTCAAGTCAAAAGATACAACCCAAGGATATATGCCCGGCCGCGGATCTTTTACATAACCACCTACGAGTTCACCTGCTCGTTGACCAGGACTCGTTTTAATGGGAGGAACGATCTTATCTTTCATGAGTCTTCGATAGATTGTGCTTTCCCAGATTCCCACTGTACCAAAAGCGTCAGAGTAGTTTACACCACCACCATAAGCAACTGTCATTACCAAAGCCAGGAGTGATGTTTCATCTTCCATCTTTTGAATGAGCAGTGTATCTTTAAGGTTATAGTCAAGATAGAGTTGAGGATTCTCGTCATATAGAGCAGTAAGGTTACCGTACTCAGAGTAGTCTAACTTTTTCTCACCAAGAACAACATGAGCGATATGATCGAGTTTGTATGATTCTTGTGGACCGTACTTATAACCAAACTTCTTGAAAGCGTCCATGTAATCAACAACAGTCATACCTGAGATCTTGTAAGTTGATTGAACTTTGCCGAAGAACTCACGAGTAGTCTTATTAAGAGACTTCCAAGGAGAAAGGCGCTTAGCAGATTCTTCACCTAGTAGTCGAAGAATACGTGTCACAATATATTGAATATCGAAGTATTCGACGTTCCAACCTGTCACAATATCTGGATAATCGTGACACCAGATCTTGATGAATGCTTGAAGCATTTGCACTTCAGTATCGAACTTGATGAACTCAATATCATCAGGCTCGATACCAGTGATCGTCTTGGTCTTATCGTAGTCTTTACGACCGAGGAGATAGTATTTTGTAGACTTAGAAGACTTATAAGCGATTGAAGTGATTTCTTTATCTGCTTGTTCAACATCAGCGTAACCGTCTCGAATATCGACCTCGATGTCGAATGATACGATGTTTACTTGATTGATGTCAAAGCGAATTTCGTTGGGATAGTGTTCTTGAATGAACTGAGTGATGAAGTTAGTTGTACCATAAACTTCAAAGTTTTGTACGCCCTTATACTCTTCGATAAAGTCTTTTGCTTCTCGCATCTCACCGAATTGTTGAGGATGTAAAGACTTTCTACCGACTAGTGATTGATAGTCACCACCTTTCTTAGGTGTGTGAAGAAAGAGTGTAGGACGAAATGGAACACGATACGAGAATCTTTTACCATTCTCATATCCGCGCCACAAAATGTTTTTACCATATCTTTCGACAGAGGTGTAAAACGAAGTCATCATATATTCCTAAGGTGTTCCATGTATGAGCTCTATTATAACACAAGAGCTCACTAATGTACATAGTTAAGCAGCAATTTCACTAAAGTTTTTCACCTTATCAAATCGAATTGCTGTATCGAATTTCTCAGCAAATTGATCGCCTCGGTGAGAGATAACAAAAATGTTATCATCGCTATTCAAGCTGTGTAGAGTCTCGATTAGGCTCTCGATACCTACGCTATCAAGCGCACCATCAAGTGTTTCATCGAGAATGAGTAAGTTTGTTGATACGGAGTTACGTAGTTTAGCTACAGATCTCCATGCTAGCATAATAGAAAGTGTGATACGTAGTTTCTCACCTTCAGAGAATGAAGCGTATGAGAAGCTATCACGGAATCGAGATTTGATAACCTCATTAAAGTTCTCGTCAAGTTGGAAGTCAACGAACAGATCGAAAGCAGCTAAGTACTTGTTGATGAGCTTATTCATAACTGGAATATATTGACTGATGATTCGAGCTTTGATACCACCGTCTTTTAAGATTGTACTAACGATCGAGAGAACTTCTCGTTCTTCAAGTAACTCAACTCGTTTCGTTTTGAGATCCTCAAAGTCTTCTTCGAGTTTTTGAAGTTTGCTGGTATCAACCTCTTCAACTTCTCGTTCCGCCGACTCCAATTCGGACTTGAGACCGAGTAGCGCATTCTTCGAACTACGAATCTCCGCTTTGATCTCCGAAACTTTAAAGTTCTTTTCTTGGATTTCGTCTTCAACTTCACTAATGGCGTCAATTCTTTCCTGATAGCTGTTGATTTGTTCGGCAATATCACGTAGCCCGTTCTCAATTTCATCCCGGCGCTTAGTCTTTTCTTCCACAACATTATTCTTGAAGTCATGATCGATCCCCTGTTTACAAGTTGGGCAGTTATCATTGTCGTGATAGAAACTCAGTTCCTTTTCGAAATTACGACGATTTGTTTCCATTTCTTGTCTAAGAGAAATAGATTTATCAAACTTAGCTTTCACTTCTTTCTTATCAACGATTGTTTGATATAGATCTTGAATTTCTTGTTCTACAGCTTCAATGTCAGATTTCTTAGCTTCAACTTCGTCGATATAAGTCTTCATCTTTTCACGAATCTTTTCGACTTCGGTTTCTTTAATCTTACGAATAGTGTCATTATTCTCTTGTACTAGCTTAATACTACTTTCTACGCTATCGCTTTTAAAACCATTTTCACTGATGAGTTGTTTATTGTTATTGATTTGATCCTTAGCGAGTAATCCCATCGTACTAAAGACTTGAATATCGAGTAAGTCTTCAATGATTTCTCGACGCTGTTGTGCAGGTAGCTCCATAAAAGGAACATACGTTGCACTCCCAAGTACGACGATCTGGTTGAAGGACTTATAATTGATACCTAAGATATTAGATTCTAGATAAGACTGGTAATCTCTAGCTGCAGCATCTTGGTTGATCATCTCACCATCTTTGTAAATCTCAAAGACGTTCGGCTTCATACCACGACGAACCATGTAGTTAACTGCACCTACTGAAAAGTAGATCTCTACCAACATTGCTTTCTGATTGATAGAGTTAACTAGCTGAATCTTATTAATTTTACGAAATGGCTTACCGTATAAACCAAATACAATAGCATCTAGAAGAGTACTCTTACCTGAGCCATTGCTACCAGTAATTAGACAAGTAGGCGAACCATCTAGTTCGATTGTCGTAAAGTTATTACCAGTAGATAGAATGTTTTTATATTTTACCTTTTTAAAATGAATCCTCATTACAAACTTAAAGCCTCACTATATAATTCATCTACTACTCTCTTGATCTTCGATTTTTCAACTGAAGTATCAAGTGAGTCGATGTAGTTGTGTAAAATTTCAGTAGTGTCTTTTGTTTCATCGAGAATCTCATCAACACCGGCTGATTCAAGATTGAGGTTATCATCGATAGCTTTCACGTCAACAGCTCCACACTCAGACAACCTATTCATAAACATGTCATAAAGATAAGCATTAGTTCGATTCTTAACGATTACTTTAACGAACGTGTCTTTATATCTATCTACATCGAACGAAGCGACATCATCGATCGTCCAGCTCTCATCGTCATAATCTACTTTAAAGAAAACACGATAAGGATTTAGAATTTTTTTCATCTCACGGGTTTCAGTATCAAACACGTGGAAACCTCTAGCACCATTATAATCTGACCAAGTCATTTCATAAGGTGCACCTAAGTACTCAACGTTTCCGTATCGTGATGGGTGGTGGAAGTGACCAGAATAAACAGACTCAAAGTTCTTAAATACACTCATGTCTAGACCGTGAGTACAAAGCGAACCTTTCATCATCTCGAAACCTTTTACTTCAAGGTGGCCCATAATAATGTTAGCGTCCGATTCCTGTACCATTTTCATATTGTACTCAGCGTTCTCTTTACTAATCCAAGGAAGCATTAAAAACTTTGTTGAACCTAGTGTAAGATGTTCAGCTTTATCTTGATAGAGTTTGAAACTAGGATATTCTTTTAAGAGCAAGTCCATGCTGTTAACATCATTCATGTTACTGTAGTAAGTATCATGGTTACCAATCAAAGCATGAAAGTCAATATTTCGCTTAGCTAACTCGTCGAATAGAAACTCTTTGCCGCGCTGAAGAGAGACGTAGTTAATGTATTTACGACGATCGAACGTATCACCCAGATCAAAGACCGTGGTAATGCCGTGTTCGTCAATATAGGGAAAGAAAACTTCTTGAAAAAACTTTCTTTGGACTTCATGAAATACGCGGCTATCACCCCGCGCACCGATATGAATATCGGTCACGATAGCAATCTTCATATTATTCCTCGGTTGTAGCAGTACTTAAGTCTAATACTTGCTTATTTTCTTTTGGATTTTGTGCTTCAAGCTTTTCAAAATATTTTATCATTTGAGCTCGTTGCTTTTCAATCTTAACTTTTTTCTTTAGAGCTCGTTCCCATTTGAGCCTTGAAACTTTTGATTTATAAACGACGCCTTGAAGGTGATCGTATTCGTGCAAGAAACATCTTGCTCCGTATCCTTCCATCGTTCCTTCATGAGAAAGAAAGTTTTCATCTAGCCATCTTGCACTTACAGATTTTGGTCTTTGGACTTGCAAGAAAACTCCAGGAAAACTTAAACATCCTTCATATTCTAAAACTGTTTCTTCACTTACTTCGATGATCTCAGGATTGATCACCATCATTGACGTGTTGGTGCTCTCACCAATCACGAAAAGTTTATAGTTCAATCCTACTTGACAAGCGCTAAGACCGAGACCCTTGCTCTTGACCATCAGATCGATCATTTCTTTTTTAAGTTTTACTGGATCGAATCCTGGATTCTCGACATCAACCTCTTGCATAGGTGTATCAAGAATAGGATTCGGATATTTCACTAGATTCATAATTTTCCTTCTTCTCTCATTTTCTCTCTGATCTTTGTAGCAGATATAGCATGTACATCCTCTCCGAGATCATGTTCAGTAAAAGTATAACCCACGCCACGCCCATAAGAAATATCAACAATATTAGGAACACACATAATAATATAATGCTCTCCATCGTAATATCCCTCTGCTTCTAACGCCTGTTTGATATTATCTATAACAGTAATTTCGCCAAAAGGATTATCTGACTGATCGTTTGTTCGACCCGCACCGGCGTCTCCCTGGATTCCATATACTTCACGTACCATTATAACAACTTGTCCAGTCAATGTCAAGGCTTTTTTGAATAAAGCAGTATGACCTGGATGCCAAGGTTGCCAACGACCTAACATTTGAACTGTAGGTTTCTTAAAATCGAATGTGTTATTAAACATCTTTGTTTACTCCATATTTAATGTGCTTATACCAAACTCGTTCATGCCAATAGTATAAGAACATCTTAGTAGCGACTTCAATGCTCGCTATCCCTGCCGCCCAATCAATCTGGCCAGTGATAAGCCACGCGATTAGGAATGTGTCTGTTGTTGCTAAAATTCTCCAAGTAAGAGTTTTAGCTAAGTGCCTCTTAGGGCTTACCTTTTCCATTAAAAATTCTCTCTATAAGAGGCGCAACTTTTGTGTGCGTGTCCGGATACCATTCAGTAATGTGATAGTTTACATGACCAGGAATCTCAAAGATCTTATTCGTGTCTTCGAATCTTCCTTCCTTAATAGTATCCAACCAGATCGTATAGTCCGCTCCAAACTCTTCTCGTGTTTTCTGAGTAGGGCAAACAAAATCTGTAATAGCAATTTTGCCTGCTTTTACGACTCCGTCTGAAAGGTATCTCATGCGCATTGCCTGTCGC